CGAAGGATATATGAAGAACAAAGGAATCAGATTGAACAGGACATGGCTCCATTCGGATTCATTGATGATGGATTAGGTGATGATACCTTTATAGATGCTGAAGGTGAGATGTGGGCTTATGGTGATACAGAAGAGTCTGTAAGTTATATGCTTCCTGATAGATAATGGAACTCGATGAACAGTTCGGTTTAGAACACCTACTATTCAGAGAAAGAACATGTCGAGTCTGTGGTAGAGACAAAGACTTGATGAATGATTTTTATTTAATAAGAAAAAATAAGAGAGGGAACCCATCTGGATATTCATATGAATGTAAGTTGTGTACTGTAGAAAGAGTGGTTCGAAATAGAAAGAAAAATAAGAAGATAGATGAGTCTTATCCAGACTGGTAGTGTGTTCATGCACTGTTTCCCCTCTGGAGATTCTCCTAGAGATAAATAATTTCAGGTAATTTGAATCATCTATAGGGGTTAAAAACATGGCAAGTCAAATCTCGCCTGGTGTAGTTCTTAGAGAAAGAGATCTATCCAACGCAGTTATTGTTGGCACTTCTAGCCAAACAGCAGCGTTTGCTTCAACTTTCCAGAAAGGTCCAATTGGAGAGGTTGTATCAATCTCAAACCAAAAAGATCTTCTCGATGTATTTGGTAAACCAACTGATGCTAATGCAGAAGACTGGTTTGTTGCATCTGAGTTTCTGGGATACGGTGGACAACTAGCAGTTGTTCGTGCAGAAACTGGAGCATCTAATGCTGTTGACAACGGAGCTACTGTTCTAGTTAAGAACGTTGCTGACTGGGAAGGAGGAACAGGCTCGTCTAAAAAGTTTGTAGCACGTGGTGCTGGTACTCTAGGAAACTCACTTAAGGTAGTCGTTGTAGACAGCGGTGCTGATCAGTATATTCAGTTTGGATCTGCTCCTGCTGGTATTGGAGTTGATGACACAGTAACATTTACTGGTGGTGCAACTGCAAAAGTTCTTTCTTGGGAACCAGGAACACTTACTGCTTCTGTTGTTCTAACAGACCCTGCAACAAAAATTACAACATCTGATACACTCGACATTCCTGATACAGGTGTTGGTGCATCTATCACTGCCCTAGTTGGTGGTGCAGGATACAGTGCAGCAACTGCTGTTAACACAACTGGTGGATCTGGAACTGGACTGAAGGTTAACACAACCGTTGGTGCTGGTGTTCCATCTGCAATCACACTTACATCTGGTGGTTCTGCTTATGCAACTGCTGCTGGTGTAGCAACAACAGGTGGTGGTGGTACAGGACTAACAGTTGACTTAGTTGTTTCTGGTGGTGTTGTTCAAACAGTCACAATCAATGCTGCTGGTACTGGATACACAGTTGGTGCAACAGTAACAGTTGTTGGTGGTGGATCTAACTGTACATTCACAGTTGACTCCGCAGTTGGTGCTGTAACTGGTATTGTTATTAACGCTGGTGGTTCTGGATATCTTGTTGGAGATACAGTCACCGTTACTGGTGGTGGTGCTGATGCAACATTCGATATCGCTACTGTAACTGACACACAGATTGCAATCTCTTCTGTTAGTGACTGGTATACAAATACCGAAATTGCTGGAACTGGACTTAAGTTAAGTGCTGTTGGTCCACGTCCTGGTACATCTGCATTTGCTGCTTCTAGGAGTATTTCAAAAGATGAAGTACACGTAGCAGTTATTGATACAACTGGTGATGTGTCTGGTGCTGCCAACACAATCGTTGAGCGTCTTACATATCTTTCAAAACTCTCTGATGCAAAATCAGCAGAGGGTGGAAATGTATACTACAAGTCAATCATTAACTCTGAATCAAATTACATCTATCATGGTGCTGCTATAGCAACAACAGTATCTGGTGCTGTATGGAATGCAACATCTGGATCTGTAACTGGAGCACTCGGACTTGTTGGTTCTAATGAAACAACACTACAAGCTGGTGTAGATGACTATGCTTACACTGCTGGTGAAATTAGTTCAGCATATGATGAGTTTGCTGATGATGAGAATACTGATGTTAACTTCATCCTCATGGGTGGATCACTAGGTACTGAATCTGATACTAAGAGCAAGGCACAGAAAGTACTTGCTATCGCAACAGGTCGTAGGGACTCTATTGCATTCGTATCACCTCACAGAGGAAACCAAATCGGTACATCTGGTGCTCTGACTGCAAGACAGCAGAAAGATAACACACTTGCATTCTTCACTGGACTAACCTCCACATCATATGGAGTATTCGACAGTGGATACAAGTACATCTATGACCGCTTTAACGATGTATATCGTTACATCCCAACTAACGGTGATGTTGCTGGTCTTTGTGTTTCTACATCTGTAGCACAGGATGACTGGTTCTCTCCTGCTGGACTTCAAAGAGGTGGAATCCGTAATGCTGTTAAGTTAGCATACAATCCATCTAAAGCAGACAGAGACGAGCTTTATCAGAACAGAATCAACCCAGTTGTTTCCGTTCCTGGAAGTGGTATTACACTATTCGGTGATAAGACTGCTCTTGCTTCACCATCAGCATTTGATCGTATCAATGTTCGTCGTCTATTCCTTAACATTGAGGAGCGTGTAGATAACCTCGCCAAAGGTGTTCTATTCGAACTCAACGATGAACTTACACGTTCAAACTTCAGTGCTGCTGTTAATTCTTACTTGGGTGAAGTTCAATCAAGACAAGGTTTAACTGACTTCTTAGTTGTTTGTGATACATCCAATAACACACCTGATGTTATTGATCGTAATGAGTTTGTTGCAGAACTATTCCTGAAGCCAACTCGTTCAATCAACTACGTTACAGTAACCTTTACTGCTACACGTACTGGTGTTTCGTTCAGCGAAGTCGTCGGACGCTAATTCGTTACTAAATATAAACACAGAGGACAAGACTAATGGCAACGGTAAAAAGTAACGTAAAGGACTTCCTATCAAAGGTTGCTCAAGGCGTTAAACCAAATATGTTCGAAGTTGGGATTAATTTCCCAACCGCAATTACAGATGCGAAGGACGCAACTCTAACAACCAACATGTTATGTAAATCGGCAGCACTACCTGCTTCTAGTATTGGAACTATTGAAGTTCCTTTCAGAGGTAGGACAGTTAAGATTGCTGGAGACAGAACGTTTGATAACTGGACTGCGACCTTCATTAATGACAAAGACATGAAGATTCGTGGATACTTTGAGCAGTGGTTGAACTTGATGAATTCACACGAAGGAAACTCCGCAAAGACTTTCAATCCAGCTGCATCAGATACTAATGGATACACAACTGCACTCTTCGTAACACAACTAGAAAAAGATTCTAGTGACAAAGGTTCTGATATTAGGCAGTACAAACTACACCATGCTTTCCCTGCTAGTGTTTCTCAGATCGACCTTGCTTATGACAGCAATGATCAGATCGAGGAATTCTCAGTTGAGTTCCAGTATTCATATTGGACTGTTGACGTAGCTGGTAGAGCAGGAGTTGCAATTCCATAAAGCACTTTTTGCTATCGTATAAATACTAACGGTAGTAAATTCTTTTTTATTATGAGTCAGTTATTTGGCTTTCAAATTAATAGGAAGAAGGAACTGAAGGGTCAATCTCCAGTTCCTCCTTCTGCTGACGAACCCGTTGCAGTAGCTGCAGGGGGTTATTTTGGTACTTATGTCGATATGGACAATAGTGCCAGAGATGAGTTTGAACTCATTCGTCGTTATAGAGACATGGCACTTCATCCTGAAGTGGATAGTGCTGTTGATGAGATTGTGAATGAATTTGTAGTCAATGATACAAATGATAGTTGTGTAGAGATCAACTTAGATAACCTTGATGTTGGAAAGGGAGTCAAGAATAAGATCCGTGATGAGTTTGCTCATATCAAACAACTACTTAATTTTGAGAAGAGAGCACATGAGCTCATTCGTAATTGGTATGTGGATGGTAAACTAATTTACCACAAAGTAATTGACCTTGCTAATCCCAAGAAGGGTATTCTAGAACTTAGATATATTGATCCCCTAAAGATTAAAAAGGTTAGACAAAAACTTTCAAGTAATACACAAACATTAACTCCAGAAGAAAAACAATCCGCTAAAGCATATGAGTGGGGAGAGTTTGTAGATTACTGGTTGTACAACCCAAGAGGATATTTAAGGGGTGGTGCAATGGGTCCTGTTGGAGACATGTCCAACAATCAAGGTATCAAGATGGCGGTAGACTCCATCACCTTTGTTAATTCTGGACTACAGGATTTAAACAAAAGACTTGTACTAAGTTTCTTACATAAAGCAATCAAATCCTTGAACCAATTAAGGATGATTGAGGATGCTCTTGTAATCTATAGATTATCACGTGCTCCAGAAAGAAGAATATTTTACATCGATGTAGGTAACCTTCCTAAAGTAAAAGCGGAACAATACCTTCGTGATGTAATGGCACGTTACCGTAACAAACTAGTCTACGATGCAAAGACTGGTGAGATACGTGACGACAAAAAGCATATGAGTATGCTAGAAGATTTTTGGTTACCTCGTAGAGAGGGTGGTCGTGGAACTGAGATCACCACCTTACCTGGTGGACAGAATCTAGGAGAACTCAAAGATGTTGAGTACTTTAGGAAGAAGCTCTATAATTCTCTTAACCTTCCTCCTTCCCGTCTCACAGATGATAACAAGGGATTCAATCTTGGAAAGACCACTGAAGTCCTTAGAGACGAACTTAAGTTTACCAAATTCATCGGACGTTTACGTAAGAGATTTGGAGAGCTATTCCTCGATATACTCAAGACGCAACTCATTCTCAAGGGAGTAATCACTCCTGAAGATTGGGATGATATGCAGGAGCATATCCAGTTTGACTATCTATTTGATAATCATTTCAATGAGTTAAAAGAACTTGAGATGGTTACTCAGAGAATGGCAATGGTCACACAGATGGATCCATTTGTAGGTAAGTATTTCTCTGTTGAACATATCCGTAGACAAATTCTGCAACAGAATGAAACAGAGTATAAGGAACTCGATAAGCAAATGAATGCAGAGATCGCACAGGGTCTCACTATGGATCCTATTGACGTTACTCATATGGATACATTGGAACGTCAGAACATTGCTTATCAACCAGAGATTGATGCTTCTTCACAAGACAATCAAGCTGTTTTAGATCAGGCAAGAGCAGATGATGATCACAAAAAAGAGTTGGAGAAAATCAAGGCTCAGCCTAAGCCAGCAGTGAAACCCGCATCTAAACCAGCGAAAACACCTAAATAATAAACACACTATGTAATTACTATGGCAGATCCAGTGGAACAACCACCAGAGGCAGTACTTGATACAGCTGATTTGATATCGAATAATAAGAGAGCAGAAGCAATTGATGCAATACAAGATTTATTGTATGCACGTGCCGCAGATGCTATGGGTTCATACAAGAAGACCGTAGCTAAAACATTTTTCGATGAACCACAGGTAGAGGAACCATCTAATGAAACTGATAACGGAAGCAATTGAACAAGTAGAGGTTATTACCGAAGAGAAGGACGGTAAGAAACAGTTATACATAGAGGGCGTTTTTCTTCAGTCTGAACTGAAGAACCGCAACGGTCGTGTATATCCGTTTGGAGTCCTTGAGAAAGAAGTATCCCGCTACAACGAAGAATATATTAAAACAAGTCGTGCTCTGGGTGAGTTGGGGCATCCTGATGGTCCTACTGTCAATCTCGACAGAGTATCACACAGAATCACCGAACTGCGAGCCGAAGGCACGAACTTCGTTGGGAAGGCTATGATCTTAGGTACACCTATGGGTCAAATTGCCAGTAATCTTTTAGGTGAAGGTGTCAGACTGGGTGTATCATCCAGAGGCATGGGTTCAATTGACAAGCGAGAGGATGCAAACTATGTTTGTGACGACTTCATGCTTGCCACTGCTGCCGACATTGTTGCCGACCCTTCCGCACCAGACGCTTTCGTTAATGGAATCATGGAAGGTAAAGAGTGGGTCTGGGATAATGGCATACTTAAGGAGACTAAAGTTGCTAAATATAAGAGTTACATTGACGATGCTACTCGTCAAAACCTAGAGGAAAGAACACTTAAAGTGTTCGACAACTTCCTACAAGGCTTGTAATTAATAAATAAACATAGATAATTCAAATTTACGGGAAGACTAATGTCAGACATGTTAAACGAAAAGTTTGAGGAATTCGCATCTGAGCAGAAGGATGTTCTCAAAGAATATCAAGATCCAATGCCTACAGTTACAGCAACTGTAATTCCAGGTACTGGAAGCGATCCAACTCAAGTTTCGGGTGATCCCCAACAGAAGGGTACAGGTACGGATGAACCATCAGGTTCTGATCCTAAGATTGACCCCAGTGTTGCAAGTGGTCAGTCCAGAAACGATCTAGGTGGATCATCTTCACCACCACTCCATGCCAAGAAGGAGAAAGGAGAAGAGAATCCTGGTGCTAAGGCAGCTGCTCCTATCTCTCAAGATAGTAGTGCAGCATCTCCATCTGGTAAGGGTGGCGACGAAGCTGGTGCTAATAGTCTTGGTGCTGACATTACACACGGAACTTCTAAAGGTCCAGATGTACAGTATCCAATCAAACCATCGTTTGAAGAAGTTGAATTATCTGACGACGTAAAAGCCCTCCTTGAGGGAACAGAACTCTCTGAAGAGTTTGCCGAGAAAGCCAAGACAATCTTTGAGGCTGCTGTTAAGGCAAAACTTGCAGAAGAGTACGACAAGCTTGTAGCACACTTTGCTAAAGAATCCGAAGAGAAAATTGCTGCTATGAAGGCAGAACTCAATGAGGAAGTTAATGGCACAGTGAACTACGCCGTGAACCAATGGCTTGAAGAGAATCAATTAGCCGTTGATCGTGGCATCAGAAATGAGATTACCGAAGACTTTATTACAGGTCTGAAGAATCTCTTTGAAGAGCACTATATTTCTATCCCCGACGATAAGGTCGATGCGGTAGAAAGTATGGCTGCATCTATTCGTGAGATGGAAGAAAGACTAGACGAACAGGTCAAGTCTAATGTGAAACTTCAGAATCGTCTTAACGAGTCTGCGGCACAAGTTATTCTGAGACAAGTTTCAGAAGGACTAGCAGATACTCAGAAGGACAAACTATCAGCTCTCGCTGAGGGTGTTGAGTTTAAAAACGAGGAAGAGTATTCCAAGAAACTCACCACTATTAAAGAGTCATATTTCCCTAAAGAAAAGGCTCAGGTCAGCGAAGTATCTGACGAAACACCAGTTGAAGCAGAAGAGATGACTCCAGCAATGGGATCATATCTAGACGCTTTGAATCGCTGGAATTGAATTTAATAATATAAACACTTTCTATAGAGTAAACAAATGTTTAACGCTAAAGCTCTAACAGAAAAGTGGTCACCTGTTCTAAGTCATGAAGGGTCTGCTCCCATCAAAGACAATTATAGAAAGGCTGTAACTGCTGTACTGTTAGAAAACCAAGAGAAATTCATACGTGAAGAGCGTGGAATGCTCAACGAGGTAGCAGTTAACTCTGCTGGTGCTATTGGCACTAACGCCTTATCTGGTAGTGGACTCGACACCAAGACTGGTGGATTAGCAGGTTTCGACCCTGTTCTAATCAGCTTGATCCGTCGTGCTATGCCTAACCTAGTTGCATATGATATCTGCGGCGTACAGCCAATGAGTGGTCCTACTGGACTTATCTTCGCAATGAAGGCGCATTACGAGACCAAAGCTGGCCCCGAAGCACTATTCAACGAGCCAGATTCAAACTTCTCTGCTGGATCAGACGCTAGTAAGGGTGCATATAACCCTGCTAACGATGCCACAGACGGTTCGAACCCTGCGCTTCTTAACGACGCATCACCTGGAACTTATGAGCGTGGTGTTAAGCCCATGGCTCGTAACGTTGCTGAAGAATTGGGTGAGACAACTCAGTTCCGTGAGATGGCATTCAGCATTGAGAAGACAGCGGTGACTGCACAGTCCCGTGCTTTGAAAGCTGAGTACACACTAGAACTAGCCCAAGACTTGAAAGCAATTCACGGTCTAGATGCAGAGCAAGAACTTGCTAACATTCTTTCTAGTGAGATCCTTGCTGAAATCAACCGTGAGGTTGTTCGTACTGTATACACCATCGCTAAGCCTGGTGCTGCTAACAACGTTGCTAACGCTGGTCGCTTTGACCTAGACGTTGACAGTAACGGTCGTTGGTCTGTTGAGAAATTTAAGGGACTTATGTTCCAAGTCGAGCGTGATGCTAACGCAATCGCACAAGAGACTCGTCGTGGGAAGGGTAACTTCATCGTCACATCTGCTGACGTTGCTAGTGCTCTTGCTATGTCTGGTACTCTAGACTACTCTTCAGGTCTTACTGGTGCTGGTGGTCCTTCCATCGGTGAAGTAGATGACACTGGAAACCTACTTGTTGGAACCATGAATGGTCGCATCAAGGTATACGTTGATCCTTATTCTGCAAACATTGCTGACAAGCATTACTACGTTGTAGGATACAAAGGAACTTCTCCTTATGACGCTGGTCTGTTCTATTGCCCATATGTACCTCTCCAAATGGTCAGGTCTATTGGTCCAGATACCTTCCAACCCAAAATTGGATTCAAGACACGTTACGGCATGGTCGCTAACCCATTCGTAACTCAGGCTAATGGTACACCTGATGCAGAAACACTTACTGCTAACAGGAACCAGTACTACCGCCGTGTTCAGGTTGAGAACCTAATGTAAATTTTGGTCACGAGATCAAGATGGAGGGGAACCTAAGGGTTCCCCTTTTTTATTAAATATAGTATAATATGATTATCACGAACTTGTTATGAACGGTAGACTTACCAAAGTTGATATGACATCAAGACTTCTCAAGATCAAGAGAGGTATTGCTGATAAACAGTGGTACCCTAGATGGTCTAACGAAGAAAGGATGGCAGCACAGCAAGCATTAAACGACGCATTGGACATTCTCGATGAGTATCATTACTAAGAAAGCAAACGCAGTTATCCCAGAAGGAACTGTGTTAACCGAAACACAGTTAGCACTACGAGCATTTTTGCTTGGGTCATTCTGGCGTAACGGATTAGAGATCACAGAGAAATCGTATATATTCTGTGACGACTGGCTCAAGAATGAAGATC